TTTCTTGAGCTGTACGGGCGTTCACTTCACCGTCCGTCTAAGCTCACGGTGGGCTGCATCGGCTGCACAGGAGCAAGCTGACCCAATGATGTAGGGTTAGCTGATATAACTTCTTTAGCAACGTCAGCAGCAATGAGGGCGGGATGCGCTTTAGAAGCTGCTTTGAGTGCCGTCTTGGAGGCAGTCTTGGCAGCAATCTTACCAGAGGTCCTCCCTGCCAATGAGGCTGGAGGAGGAACGGTGGCTTTCGCGCTCTTGAGTCCGGTCCCTGAGGGATTAGCGGGGGTAGGATCAGAACCTAGGACGGGGTATCTCTTTCCGCCAGCAAGGTCTGAATAGTCAGGCTGGATGGGTGATGTGATTCCTTGTGACTGCTTCCCCAATCCCTCACCTTCCTTATAACCCATCTGCTTCATGATAGCTTGGGCTTGTTCGGAGTAGATGGGGGGATCGGACGTGGCTCGGTCTTCATCCTCAGTGGTAGATTCTGAGGTGTGGGGTGAGGCGCTCGCGGGAAGCTGTATGATTTCCGAAGATTCCATTTATTTCGTAAGCGCCGTCAGAATTGCCTTCCTCAGGCTTGGCGGAGGGGATGAAGGGGTCTTGCTCAGAATAAGCGGGAGGGAGAACAGAAAGCTGAGTTCCTGCTGGAATATCTCTCCCATCGAGGTTTCCAATCCGGAGTCCTCGCATCTGGGCTTTGAAGTGCTGGTCGCGTGTCTGCAGAAATTCAGAGTGCTGACGGTTCTGCTGGGCATTCCAAGCATTGAATTCTCGGTTCAACTCATTTTGCCAAGACTGCTGATCAAGTTGTTGAGTAAGCATGTCTTGTTGTGCATTGATTTGCATGGCGGTTGAGATGAGATTTCCTTGGCGCTCGGCGGGGGGCTCGGCAAGGTCAGTGCGACAGCGGACAATTTTCTGGGGGGTTCCTTGGGAGGCGACACGGGATGAAAAGTTGGAAAGGTCAGTGTCGGGCAGTTTTCCGGAGAATTCTCGGGTGATATGAGAGATGTAGTAGTTGGAGAGGGTAGAGTTGCAGGCAAGATAGGGAGTCGCGCGAATGGACCAAGACTTGTGTGTCCCGGACCAACGCAAGTAGCAAACGGTGGAGTCGGTGGTGCGGTCGGTGAGTGCAATAACGGCTTCATCGTTTTCTATCCCTAGCTCCTCAGCAAAGGTGTAATCAAGAGTACCTGCGAAAGGAAGGGAGTTCTCTCCAGCATAGTTGCCGGAAGTGATAGAGGAAGAAAATTGTTGGAAGAGGCACCTAGACTCTCCAGTTGGAACGAGAGGATCTTGAGCGCCGATTTGGATTGGAAGTAATCCGGACATTCCAGTGATTTGGTAGACGATAGTATTGGAGTACTCGCCATGGCGTGGCTGACTAGCTAGGAAGGTTGCTCTCGTAGTACGAACCCAATAGTAGGTTTGTTGTGAGGAGTAAGTACCATGCTTCTCAGTCAAGTTAAACTGGTGAATGTCTAGGATTGTGCCTTTTACGGCTTCGAAGGACATGAGTTTGTTGGTGTTGTCGTAAACGACACTGACTTCATCTTCAAAGACGGCGGAGGCTTCGTCGAGGGTCATGGCGCCGAACACAACGGAAAAGTCGGTGGCAAAGCCAGGGTTGACGAAAGAGTATCGGAGAGCTCCGACGTGAGGTCTGATTGCGACTTTCACGCTGGGCCCCCGGACGAGGTATCCATTGATGTCAGGACCAAGGTGCCTCCTGAAGGTAGAGGGGATGTAGTAGGATCCGTCAACGACGATCTTCAGGTGCTGGTACGCTTCTGGGATGGATTGATGCGTGCCAGTCCCTGAGGAAGTCAAGGAACGGACAAGAGGAAGATTGGGCATGGTGAATATGGATGAAGGGTGAAGGCGGTCTCCAACTCGGATTCGGATGCGTGGGGTGTCTGCTCCCGATGTGTTGTAAATCGGGACAGCGACAAAGACGAGGAGCTTGGGATACTGGCTCTCTGGTTCTCTGTCGTATTCATCGGTCCGAGCGAAGTGTGTTGTTCGCCTATCAGTGAGGGTAGTCACGACGGTGTTGTTCTCGTTCGTGGCGTACAGGGTGAGGTAGTGTTGTTGCAGCTCTAGGTCTGAGTACTTCTCGCCATTGGCGGGAGGTCCGTAGACGATGCATGTGGCAAGCTTGCCGACATCGAATACAGCTCCTGTGACCTCCACCTTGATGTCGATGGCGGGAGATCGGTTCTTGTGAAGCTTGTAGAACAGACGAGCTACGGGGTTTTGCCACTTAGATTCGTGCAAGGAGATCTCCTTAATCACGGTCCAAGCAGCGATGGATGGGTCTATTTGTAGCGGAGTACCCATCACGAACTCCATGGCGCTGTTCAGAAGATTCTGAGCTGTGCCGGCAAGAGTGATCATGCCTTGGAGGAGTGAAGGGGGGTGGACTGGCCCGATGGCGGGAGCTGGGCCATTTCCACCTGCTGGTGCACCAGACTCCATCTGGGGAACTGCATCAGCGCTGGGAGCTCCAAGCGATTGCTTTTGAGCGGGGCTCTCAGGAAGTAGGGTAACCCTCAGCTTGTTCCAAGCTGTTGGAAGGGCACCAGTCGCCTTTTTCATTAGGCGCTGTCTCTCTGCGGGGGAAGGTGTGAATCGACGGGGGGCATCTGGGAGTTCCGCTGATGATTGCTGAGTAGCATTCTCTGCGGCCAGAGCAGCTCGAGCTTCAGCTCGCCTTTTTAGTCTTCGCTGCTTAGAGTTAAGCGGGGCAGACCTTGGGGATGAGGCTGGCATGTTAGATCGAGCACTGTTAGGTCTTCGCGTGCTGCTTCCTTCATGAGGTAAGCAACCACCCTTGCTGACACGGCTTGTAATGCGTGTTTCTTGTTCGGGTGGTGCGAGTGCAGCGTAGGCTGAAGACAAGTCGACTGCACGACTGCCTGGAATCGGAAGTTCCCTGGGATCTCCCTTTGGAAGGGGGTGAGGGGCGTATCCTGGCATATTATTCTTCCCTGAATTAGTTCGTTGATGAACTGATTCGCAGTTTTGGTGGGGGTGTAGCAGTACTTGCTGTACTGGATGATGAATTCCCTCGGGCTCTTTAGCACAAATGTTGTTGGCTTTGGGCTCATTAGGAAGGGAAGTTTGCGGGGGATCGTCCACAATGACTTGCGTGCAAGGAATCGTGGAGTGTGATGATGTGTGTGTGAATTTTGTGAGGTCAGGGCAGCTACTGCTGAGATCGTTCCGTGGATCCTTTCGGGGTAACGATTGCTTCTCTGTCGCTCTTTTGAAGTCACGCTTGGTGTTGGTCTTGTTAATGATCTTACCAAGCAAGGCGCTGAAAGCCATTTCGTATGGCTGAGGAAGCGTCCCGCCGTAGTGGGCAACTAGGATCTGTGCATCGTGAAGGATGAGGTTGTAATAATCTTCATCGTATGACACAGCGAACTGGAGTGCAGTCCGTACGTTGTCCTGAACGGCTTCTGTAGTGAGCGAGTAGCAGTAGTGCAGCAGCGCCTCGATGGATGATTTCTTGAGGCGAGCAAGCACAACTAGCGAGGTGTGCTCATGAAAAGTCCTCGAGCAGAACTCCATCTCCTGGATAGGATAGAAGTCCTTCAAGGGCTCTGTCTTGATGGGTGATGTGAGTGTGAGTCCGATCTCGGACATGTATGAGATGAGTTTGTCTGCTTTGGGCATGAGCTCAGTCTTAGTAGCAGCGACCCAGTCATCGCCATAGATGATCATGGTGAAGTCGCCGGTGTTGAGGCGCAGATTATGCTCGTCCGCATGCCTAAAAAGGCAATACGTATAAGCAAGCTCTGAGACGATGCTATTAAGAGTGGCTGTCATGGCATTGCCAGACGGCTGTCCATTACCAGTGGTCATGAGAAGATCTCTGGCAAGGTAGAGGGGAGAGCACCAGGTGTTGTAAAGCACTCTCCGGGCAGGGGCATCGTAGCGGTTAAGAGGGTTACGCATATAACACTTCTCAACTACTTCGCACGCTGCTCTCTTCAGCTCGATTGGCATTGTCTTGTCGAATCGCTTGAAGTCTCCCTGTTGGATGATGTCGTTTACAGAGAGAAGGCGGTGCAACAGGTAGGAAGACTCTGTCTCGAAGTCAATTCCGATGCACGGAAAAAGGTCTTGGCGCAGCTCGTTTTGCATAGCTACGAAGGAACCAAGCTTGGAACGGCACGGAATAATGCTCTCAATTCCTTCAGCAACGAAGCAACGTAGCTGGCCCTGCTCGATTTTCTGGGCAGGGAGTAGCTCAGACTTCAACTTACACTGTCCTATTGAAAGGAGAGTGGCGTTAGGGTAGTCTTTGCCACGGGCGAGGATGTTGTTTGCGTCTTGGAAAGTCTTGATGCCTAGTTCGGTAGGCTCAACTCTTCCATCGTCGTGGACCTTCACGTAGGCGTCCTTGAGGGGGGCCTTGTTGAGGTAGAGAGAAAGGAATCCGGCAGAGGTGTCATTTGTGAGCTTGTCTAGCGTCACTTTGCCTTTTGCCTTAATCCCACCGAAGGTCTGTTGGAGTGACAGTGTGGAAAGCTGGCGGCCGTTCTTGGCCATCGCGCTAACGTAGCGATACGCCACGAGGGAAGTAGCGCGACGGAGGCAACTCTCGTC